CCTATAGGTGCTAGACATTATGCTGCCCGAGCACAGTTAATGCAGAATATGTTAGGAGTGTTTAATAGTCCTATAGGACAATATATAGCTCCACACATCTCTGCTAAGAAACTTGCAAATATGGTTGAAGAGTATATGGGCTTTGAGAAGTTTGACTTCATTAAAGACAACGCTGCACTCTTTGAAGGTGCTGAGCAAGAGCAACTTCGAATGCAGATTCAACAAGATTTACAAGCACAAGTAAGTCAACCTAGTATGGAAGAACGATCATTAGATCAGGATTTAGAAGGTATGCAAGAAAGTATGCCTGAATAGATTGACTTTTTAATAAATTTATGGTATAATATTTATATGGATTTGAAATCAGATAAAGGCAAAAGCCTCTCAAAGGCTGAAGCCTTCAAAGAAATAAGAACTTATTTAGAAGAACAAATAAGTTTATCTCAAAGAAAGTGTATAGATGATGATAACTTTGATAAACCTGCTTGGTCTAGCTACCAAGCTTATCAGTTAGGTATTCAAAAAGCTTTCTCTAAACTATATAATCTTATTCCTGACCAAGGAGAAATTAAATGAGTGAAGAACAAGTAACACAAGCTGAGTCAAATACCCAAGAGACTCAACAACAAGATACCCAAGCTAAACCTTTTGAGATTCCGACAGAAGCTCAAGATTTGGTAGGTGAAGGTAAGAAGTATGCTAATGCAGAAGAAGCGTTAAGATCTGTACCTCATGCTCAACAGCATATCAAAACCCTAGAGGAAGAGATGGCTCAATTGAAAGAGGAACTAGCTAAACGTAAAACTACACAAGAACTTCTTGATGAAATAAAGTCTGGAGTCAGACCTGTAGAGAATACCACTCAGGAGGTTGGACTGAACCAAGATACAATAATGGAGTTAGTTAATAATACTCTTAAGCGAAACGAACAAAAGAAAACTGCACAACAAAATGCTTCTCAAGTAGCTGCAAAGTTTAATGAGAAATATGGATCCAATGCAGAAACTGTGTACAATAGTTTAGCTAAAGATTTAAATCTTACTCCACAGAAATTAAACGAACTCGCTGCTACATCTCCTAACTTAGTTTTAAGGTTAGCTGATCTAGAACCTAATGTAAAAACTGCTGTAGCTAAACCACAAAGTTCAGTTAATACAGAAGCTTTTACACAGAATAAACCTTCACAAGAGGTCTCTGCTAGAGTTCCTAGAGGTGCTAAAACTAAAGATTTAGTTGCCGCATGGAGAGCTGCAGGTGAGAAAGTTAAACAACAATCTTAATTTAAGGAGGGCTAATAATGGCTCAAACAACAAGTAATACAAATGCGTTTATTGAATCGCAACAGTATTCTCAGTTTATCCTTGAAAACTTACATGACTATCTGTTACCAGAAGGTATGTATAGAGATGTATCAGACTTCGGTTCAGGCACAACTTTAAACATTAAAACAGTAGGTTCTGTAACAATTCAAGATGCAGCAGAGGATACACCTTTAGTATTCTCACCAATTGACACAGGTACTATCAATCTTTCTATCACTGATTATGTTGGTGATGCATGGAAAGTAACTGATGATCTACGTGAAGATGGTTCTCAAATCGACACATTGATGGCGATGAGAGCTCAAGAATCTACACGTGCTCTTGGTGAAAATCACGAAACTAAGTTTTTAAATGTTGCTAACGCAGCTCAAACTGCAGCAGGTTTAAACTTAGTAAACGGCAGACCACATCGTTGGGTTGGTTCTGCAGCTTCTAATGCTAGAACAGTTACATTAAATGACTTTGTTTCTATGAAACTTGCATTTGATAAAGCTAATGCACCTGCAGGTGGACGTATCGCTATCGTTGATCCTGTTGTTGAAGCTTCTATCAACAGTTTAGCAAACTTAATCAATGTGTCAAACAACCCAATGTTTGAAGGTATGGTAACAGAAGGTTTTGCTCGTGACCATAAATTCGTACGTAACGTATTTGGTTGGGATATTTACACTTCAAACTTCTTACCAACATTAACTGCAACAGAAGCAATCAATGCATCTAGCTATGGTTTAACTTCTGAAACAGCTGCTGTTGGAGATAAAGCAAACATCTTTATGTGCGTGGCTGACGATACATGTAAGCCAATTATGCATGCATGGAGACGTGCTCCTCAAACAGAAGGTTGGAGAGACAACGAAGAAAGAGCTGACAAGTTCCAAGTAACTTCACGTTTCGGTTTAGGTGCTCAACGTGTAGACACATTGGGTGTAATTTTAACTCATCCAACTAACTACTAAGGAGACTATTATGGGTTACGAAAGTAATACAGGTTTAGGAGTACTAAACCACTATGGTCCTAGAGAGACTAATGAGAAGTTTGGCGGTCAAGCTAAATCTACAGGTAAAGTTAAACGTGTAGAATACAAATTCTCATACGATGATCTCCCTACATATGGATCAAACGGTTTAGAGTATGTTATCCCAGCTAATGCTACTATTGTTTCTTCAACATGGAGAACAAATACAGCATGGGCAGGTGGTACATCTCTAAATGTAGGTTTATATCAATCTAACGGTACAGTAATTGATGCTGACGGCTTAGATGCAGCTATTACTCCAACAACTGCTGGTGCAGTTATTGTAGGTAATGGTGCTCTAGTTGGCGCAAGTATTGGTGCAGCAGCAGGTGAATTAACTGTTGCAGCTACAGGTACTTACACAGCAGGTTCAGCTACTGTTATTATTGAATATATAGCTTAATTAGGTTAGGGGTCTACGGACCCCACCTATTTTATTTAGGATAAATAAATGACAGTACAACATAATGCAATTACAGATCCAGACATACATGAACCTAAAGGTATAGCTGCAGCAACTGCAGGTAAAGTTTATGTATCAGACGGAGCTTCATCAGGTGACTGGAAATATGCACCAGGTAAAGCTCATGGTGAAATTTATATAACAAGTGGAGCTACAGCTCATGCATTAGCTGCTGCTTCAGCATTTACTAAAGTAAATCCATCAAGTGAATGGACAGCTTCAGGTAATGAAGATCATCTTACTGTAGATGTTGCTAATGGTGAAATAGATTTATTATATTCAGGTCATTACTTTGTTTCATTTTGGATGACTTTTAGTACAGCAAGTATTGCTTCAGGTTCTAAATATTATTTTAAATTTGCATTAGATGGAACAGTAAATCCTAGATCTGTTTATGTAACTAAACCTACTAATGGTGTAGATATTATTGAAATATCTGCTACAGCTATAGTAAATGCTACAGCTAATCAAGTATTATCTATTTATGCAGGTGGAGATGGTACATCTTCAGGTACTAACTTTACTCCATTAGAATCAGGACTTCAAGTTCTTTACTTAGACTAGGATTAAACTATGGCTAAAATGACACTACTTGAAATGACACAAGACATTTTATCTGATATGGATTCAGATGAAGTTAACTCTATTAATGATAGTGTAGAGTCTTTACAAGTAGCACAAATAATTAAAACTACTTACTATAATATTATAGATGGTAGAGACTATGATTTCTTGTATGAGTTATTTCAATTAGATGCTAGTGGTACTAGCTCTAGACCTACTCACATGAAACTACCTGAGAATATTATAGACCTTAAGTACATTAAATATAATTGTAGAACTCTTACAGATACTAAAGATAAGTATCTTAAAATTAAATATCTTATGCCAGAAGACTTTATGGAAGTCGTAGATAAACGTGATAGTTCTAAATCTAATGTAACTGTAGTCACAGATCCTACAGGTATATCTATTAATGTTATGAAGGATAAAGCTCCTGAGTACTTTACATCTTTTGATGATGAAAACCTAGTGTTTGATTCTTATGATTCAGAAATAGATAGTACTTTAACAAATACTAAAACACAGTGTCATGGTAAACGATCAGTTGCTTTTACATTATCTGATTCTTTTACTCCTGATTTACCAGTACAAATGTTTAGTTATCTTCTTGCAGAAGCTAAGTCAACAGCTTTTGTTACACTTAAACAAATGGCTAATGCTAAAGCAGAACAAGTATCTGTATCTCAAAAACGTAGAATGAGTCAAGATGCTTGGAGAGTTAAGAATGGTATACATTATCCTAACTATGGTCGTATGACTAGAGTAAAAAAAGGACCTAATTACTAATGCAAACTACTAGTAATACATCAGCATTTATTCACAAACAACAATATGGAGGTAAGAAAAAAATGAAACAATCAATGGCAGCAGCAAAAAAACCAATGAAAAAAGCAGCAGCTAAAAAACCTATGGCTAAAGGTGCAAAGAAAATGGCTAAACCTAAAAAACAAGGATACTAAAATGAATTCTAAAGTAGTAAGATCATATAAAGGAAAAGGTAGTAAAGAACTACAAGCCTTTGTACAACCTGGTACAGCTCATTATATATTAAAGTATGAAGGAGGTGGAGAACTACCTGCTGAATTATCTGGAATATATACTAATATTTCTTTAGTAGATGAAGCTGTCCTTAGATATTTTTCAAATCATAAAGAAGATCCTAAAAAGAAAACTGTCTTTAACGAAGAGGAATAAATGGCTAAGAAAGCTGAAAAGACTTTTAACTCCTTTGTTAAAGGTTTAGTCACTGAGGCTAGTGAACTAACTTTTCCTGAAGGAGCCCTAGTTGATGGAGAAAACTTTGTACTTAAAAGAGATGGCTCTTTAGAAAGACGTTTAGGTATTGATTATGAAAATCTTTATACTAAAGTTAGTACAGGTTTAACCGAAAATCAAATAGCAGAAGGTCGTTCAGCATTTTATAGATGGAATTCACCATCAGGTGACAGTAATTTATCTATAGGTGTTATTAGAATTTATAATCGTTTTTGGTTTGTAGATTTATTAACAACTAACCCTAGTAGTAATCTTCTTAATAATGGTACTTATATAGAAGTTCCAGGATTAACTACTAATGATGTTCAATTTGCTAATCTTAATAACCAACTTATAATTGTATCACAAGACTTACCAAGTCCTTTAGTATTTACATATAATACTGATACTAAAAATATTACATCGTCTAGTATATCTATTAAAATTAGAGATTTATTTGGAGTTAATGATGGTTTTAACCCTGATGTAAGACCTGAATATGCAGGTATTACTACTACTAAAGTTTGGACAGCAAACTCTACAGATTTTAAAGTAGGTGATGAGTTTTATTATAGTACTAATGTTTATAAAATAACAGGATCTGATCAAGGTAATAACAGTGTTTATCAATATACTAGTTCTGCAGGAGTTCCAGTTTATGGTACAGGATCTTCAGGATCTTCTAAAATGGGTACAACTGCTCCTACTCATACATCTGGTACTGTTATTAATGGTAACTTTCAAGTTACTTATGTAAGAACTATTTCATCTGCTGATACTTCAGAAGAACATAGATATAATTTACGTAATCAAGGTTGGAATAAAACTATTGAAGTAGTAGGTGGTGGTGATGCTATTGATAGAACAGGAAGTGTCCTTGGAGTATTTCCATCTAACTCAGATGTATATTCATTAGGTAAAAACTCTAATCCTAGTTCAGGTGATTATGAAAAATATGATCCTAATATTCTTAAAAAGAACTCACAATCTAAATACCAAGTAGCTAGAGGTTCTTTTATTATAGATGCTTTTAATAGAGGACAATCTAGAGAAACTGTTGCTGCTGATGCTAAAATTAATAACTTACCTACAGATAAAGAAAATGGTAGATTTACTACAGTAGCAGCTTATGCTCAACGTTTATTTTATTCTGGAGTTAAATCAGATATAACAGAACCAGATTCTAGATCTCCTAATTATAACAATTATATTTTCTTTTCACGAATTGTAAGATCTCCTGAAGATTTTGAAAAGTGCTATCAAGAAGCAGATCCTACAGATCCAGGTATTAATGATTTAATAGGATCAGATGGTGGTACTATACAGATACCTGAAGTAAGTCGTATTGTTAAAATTGTAGCAGCTCAATCTTCTTTATTAGTATTCTGTCAAAATGGTGTATGGGAAGTTTATGGTGATACTGGTGGTTTCTATGCTAATAACTTCCAAGTATCTAAGATTTCTACTAATGGTGTAATGGATCAGAATGCTATTGTACAAGTAGGTGGTAACTTTATATACTGGTCTAACTCAGGTATATTTTCATTAACAACTGACAGTGCCTCAGGTCGATTTGCTCCTGAAAACATATCACTTAAAACTATACAAAAACTATACTTAGATATTCCTTTTTTAGGTAAGAAACATGCTAGAGGTTTCTATGATGAAAAAGAAAATAGAGTTAGATTCTTATACAATGATTCTGCTAGTTACTCAGAAACAAATTATGTGAATAAATATAATAAAGAACTTGTATATGATCTCACATTACAAGCATTTTCTTTATTTACTATAGGTGAACTAGCATCTAACTCTCCTTATGTATCAGACTATATAGAAATACCTAACTTTATATCTAGTGAAGAAGCTACTAATGTTCTTGTAAATACGGATGAAGTATTAGTTACATCAACAGATGAAGTTATTGTTAATATAGATATAGAAGCAGATCGTAACTCTCAGTTTTCTTATTTAACTTTAGTAGGAACTAGTTGGACTATTAGTAAAGCTAACAATACTACGTTTAAAGATTGGGTAACTGAAAATGCTACAGGTGTAGATTATCTTAGCTATTTAGTTACAGGTTATGAATACTTTGGTGATATACAAAAACGTAAACAAGTACCTTACATACAGTTTTATTTTGAACGTACAGAAGATGGGTATACTTTATCAGGAAGTGATTTAGTACTTAATAATCAATCTTCTTGTTTAGTACAAGCACAATGGAACTGGACAGATAGTGCTAATAGTGGGCGATGGGGTACAGAATTCCAAGCATATAGATTACTACGTAATTATATACCTGCTAATGCTAGTGATTCATTTGATTATGGAGAAAAGTTAATTATAACAAAGAATAAATTAAGAGGTTCTGGTAAAACTTTAAGTTTATATATTAAATCCGAGGAAGGTAAAGACATGAAGTTACAAGGGTGGGGAATACCTGTAACTGTATCAGATGTAGTTTAATGATTAAGTTATATGAAGAACCTGGTAATGGTTTTGTAGGTATACGATATGATTCAGATTTACCAGGATGGATGTTACATATGGATTCTATACAATGGAGTCCAGAAACTTATAAAAGATATTTAAATATATGGGATAACTATATTCTTCCCAAGATTAAAGAAATGGGTATCTCTGTAGTTTATGGGTTACCTGAAACTAAATTAGATTTAAAGTTTAATATAATGTTTGGTATGTTACCAACAAATTTAGTAGTTACAACAACAGATGGTATGGATCAAATTTTAACAAAAAGAGTTTTATAATGGAGACAAGTATGAGTTTAATAACAAATTTATCTACTAAAGAAAAAGTAGATTTACTTAAAGAATTATATCATGATATTGCAGGTAAAGGGCAAGATGGTGATACTATGCTTGCTCATATTAATCCTGAAGAAGCTTTATTATTAAAAGCTCATGGAGGATCTGGTACAATAAATCCTTATACAGGTCTTCCTGAATATAAAAAAGCTGTTAAAACTATTGCTAAAGTAGCAGCAGTAGCAGCAGCAGTTTATTTTGGTGGTAAAGCTTTAATGGCTTCTAAAGCATTTGCATCTGCAGGACCTGTATCAAAATATGTAAGTGCTATAAATATTGGAAAAGCAGGTATAACTTCTGCAGGTATAGGAGCAAGTTTATTTGGAGCAAGTACTATTCAAAAAATAGGTTTAGGACTTCAAGGTGTAAGTTATTTGCAACAACGTAAGTTTGCATCTGCACAAGCTAGTGCTACTAAACAAGCTGCAGAAGAACAAAGACGAATAAATGAAATGCAAGAACGAGTACGATTAGTACAAGAACGTAGACAACGTTTAGATATTGTTAGACAACAACGTATTCAACGAGGTACTATGGAAGCAGGAACTGCAGCAGCAGGGTTAGGTATGCAAGGTACATCAGGATTTGTAGGTGCTACAGGTGCTATACAAACACAAGCTACTGCTAACTTAGAATCACTTAATATGGCTTCTGGAGCTTCTACAGCTATATCTAGAGCAAGTCAAACAGC